GGAACATACACAGGTAGATTATCGACTAGTAAAAGTATTACTGGTAGCGGCTCAAACTTACAGAACCAACCTAAAGAAGCACGAGAGGTTTACATAGCTGAAGATGGCTTTATATTTGGTCAAAGTGACTTGTCCCAGTCTGAAGCTAGGATAGTTGCTGCTCTTTGTGGTGATCCTGGATGGCTTAAAGAATTTGACCTAAAAGACCTACATACCGCAGTTGCAGCACTACTTTTTAACACCTCACCTGATAAAATTATAAAGTGGCAAAGAGACATAGCTAAAAAGATTGCCCACGGAACACACTATGGTATGGGACCAATTCTCCTAAGTGAGATCCTTGGCTGCACACCTAAACAAGCCAAGCAATATCGAGATCGTTACCTGGAGATTCGTTATAAAGTAGTTGATTGGCATAAAAATGTTGCTAATAAACTTGTAACTGAAAGATGCATCAAAACGCCATTTGGTCGCATTATTCAGTTTTTCGGTCCAATAACTAACAATGAAGGACAAAATTTCTCAAAAGTACATCGAGAGGCTATTGCCGCTGAACCACAATCTATTTCTGTTTCCTACATCAATCAAGGGATTATCAAGTGTTATAATGAAATTCCTGAGTTTGATTTCCGTAACCAAGTCCATGACTCCATCTTGTTCCAACTACCAGATGATTCTGTAACTATTGAAAGAGTGCTTAAAAAGATGAAAGAACTTATCGAAGTTGATTTGACTGTGAATAATATAACTTTTCGTATTCCATTAAATTTTGAATTAGGTTACAATTGGAAAAATATGATTGAGTTAAAATCTTTAGATGATGTTAAAACGGTGCATAAACAACTTCAGTTTAGCAGACTTTCTACATTAAATTTATTGTGATGGCATATGAAATTATGCAAATTTCTGGAAGATTATTTATTCTTCACTCAAGGAAATGAAACACCGGAGATAATGCATCTTTGGGTTGGTATTTCAGTCCTTGCAGGAGCAGCAGAAAAAAGAGTTTGGATAGATCGAGGATTCTTTCGTAACTATCTAAACTTGTATATCGTCTTATTAGGCCCACCAGGGGTCTGTTCTAAATCAACTTCACTCGAACTTGGTGGAAAAATGTTGAAAGAAACTGGTTATTCAGTTCTTGAAGGGTCAGTGCTGAAGGAAAAAATCATTCTTGAGATGGTACAACAACGACGTGACTTTCAGGTTGACGACAATACCACTTTTCCTCATTGTAGTATCACCTATTTAAGTGACGAACTTAAGACCTTACTTACAAGTGGGTCTGAGATGGGAACATTTTTAGTGGATATTTGGGGTCGTGATGACTTATATGTTTATAAAACAAAGAACTCAGGACAAACTGAGATCCCATATCCTTACTTTAACTTGTTGACCGCTGCTGTCCCACAATGGTTCGGTACTAACTTAGCTTCAGATATGGGAGCAACTGGCTTGTTGGCTCGCTGCATACTGGTTTATCAAGACAAAAAAAGAGGTAAATTCCCTGATCCAATTGTTACACCGGAACAATGGGAAGCCCGCAATCGATGCGTTAATCACTTACTTGCAATGCAAAGTCATTTTGGACCGATTCCTACAACTAAAGAAGCAAATGATTTTTACCGTTCCTGGTATATGACTCAAGAGCCATCTCCAACTGAGGACTTTCGGATAGTTGCTTATCTGGAGCGACGAACAAAAGTTTTCGTTCTTAAAGTTGCTGCTTTAATGGCTTTAGGAGATGGTAGATTCTTAATTGATAAAGTTGATATTGAACGCTCTTTGCATGTGTTCAACTTAACAGAAAAACGCATCCGAACAGCTTACTTAATTGCCGGCGGAAACCGTCTCGCTCCTCATGTCCAACGCATAAAAGACATTGTAAAGATGAATAGTGGCCGCATGGAAGTCACAAAACTCTATAGCATCTTCCATACCGAACTTGAGCCAAATGATTTCAAAACGGTCTTACAGATTTTAAAAGAGACAAATGATATAGAACTCAAGATCGAGTCATCAAGAACTTTTATTTACCTCAAAACAAAGGAGGATTAAATGGGTGAGTCACAGATTATAGGTGTTCGCTTCTCTTTAGAATTTGCAGAACGCTTAAAAAAGATGGCTAAGGAACGCTCCATTGGTGGTAACAAAGTTACTGTTTCGGACCTAGTCCGTGACATCGTGATAAATAACCTCGATTTTTCCTATAATTTTTCACAATGGGAGATTGAAGCCTGGAACTTGTTTAATGTAAACGCCCATAACATAAAATTCGCTCTTCATAACTCCACAACCGCCGAACAATTTTTCTCCATTCTGACCCGATGGTCAAAGGACACAAAAATCAGGGTTATTCCAAGCCCTGACATGACCATGATCGAATTTACACATAAAGATCGAAATTATGTATTGACGCAGCCTCGACATATCGCTAAATTGCAGGCTATTGCTGAAATTGTTGACGAATTGGCAAGGCAAATAACAGTAAGTGCATTAGAAGGAGTGGAAAATGCACAGACGAGTCTATGTAACGGGACCATTGGAGGGGGCGACTCTCCAGGTAATGAAGAATCATAGGACAAATATAGACCTAGTTTGCAGACGCATACTAATTGCTGGCGACGTTCCAATTTGTCCTATACTTTTTACTCATGATTGGCAAAAAGATCCTAGATTTTCACGAAACCTTGAGTGGTGGATTGATAATGTTTTTAAGATCTATATGCTAGACTGTGAAATATTTTGTTATGTGCCTACATTGGCAGGCGTAAAAAGTGACAGAATGGAACTTGAGAAAAATCTTTGGAAGATCATAGGCGATGGTAAGTTTTTTATTGCTGATCGTATATTAGATATACTGACAAGGGGGACAAATGCCAGTATTCGATGATCCAACTACAAATAAATCTATTGTAGATCTTTATGAGAAATTTAAAGATCAAAAATTTGTTACTTATATAGCTAAACGATTTATCTTACCTAAACCCCTTGATGTAATAGCTCTTGAGCTTGGGTATGAAGTAGGTATTTTTCATCGTTTATTTGTTGAATTTCCAGATCTTGAATTAAAATTTAAAAATGCTGTTGAAGCTGAAGCTAGTAATGAAATAGATCTTCTTGTTAAACAAGGGTCTACTCAAGCTCTGCGTCGTTTAGTTGAAATTATTGATCCTGTTGCACCAGCTTTAGATAATAAAGACTTAATAACAGCTTGTCGAGCTATTTTATCCGTTGCTAAGCCAACAGGTAAAGCACCGGAAAATTCCGACCTCGACAATTTAATGAAAGATTTGATAACTGGAGGAAATGGCGAATGAAAAGGCAGCCCAAAAACAAATTTTATACATAGTTTCTCAATTAAATAAAGCCTACGGAAATGATTTTGAAAAGTGGGCCAGAGAAACAATAGACTTTACTGGATTAACTTATCCTTCGCTTACCGAGCAACAAACCGAAATATCCCGAGCTTTAGTCAAAGATAAATTTGTCTGTGTTAGCGCTGGTGGTGGCATAGGCAAATCCGCTCTTGCTGCACTTTTAACTATTTGGTATCTCTCATGTCACCCTTATGCCATTGTTGCGACTACTGCACCTACAGCTAAACAACTTGAAGATGTCTTGTGGGCACAAATTAGTCAGTGGCTTAAGCGCTACAAATACCAAGATCTTTTCGTTTTACTCTCACAAAAACTTTATATCAAGCATTTCAAAGAATGGTATGCAGTTGCGCGTACTGTATCTAAAGATGCTCGTCAACTTAATGATACTCTTGCAGGTCTCCATTCCTCCTCTGGTAATATTTTTATAATTGTTGATGAAGCTTCTGGTGTTCCTGATCCTGTTTTTACTGCACTTGATGGTGCCCTAACATCAAAAGGTGCAAGTGTTCTCTTAATTTCTAACCCAGTATCAACTAGTGGCTATTATTATGATACCATTAGTGATCCTGATGGTAAAGGCAAACACTATACTGTTCTTTACTTCGATGCTCGTAATAGCCCTCTTGTTGACAAAAATTTTGAAGAACTTATAGCTGCTCGTTATGGTCGTGACTCAGCTATGTTTCAAGCCAAGGTTATGGGTTTACCTATTGGCTTAGATGACGCTTTCCTTATTACCCCACAGGCTTATGACAAGTTAATTCGTGATAACACCATGATTATGGATGGTCGAGTTATCTTAGGAGTTGATGTTGGTGGCTCAGGTTCTGACCCTACTATCATTTGTCATCGTCAAGGTAACTCAATTATTGCATGGAATGACTTTACAATTAATGATACTGCCTTTTTAGTCGAAGAAATTAACCGGATTGTTGCAACAAAATATGCTGGCAAAAACGTATGTGTAGTAGTTGATGCTTTAGGAATAGGTGCAGGTGTTTATAGTTATCTAACTAGATTAAGAAAATTTCCTGTCGTTGGACATATTGGATCAGAAAAAGCTTTTCAAGAAAATATGTTTGACATTAAGCGAACTGAGGCTTACTACAAACTTAAACAAACTATTCTTGACTTACACTTTCCAGTAAAACCGCCTGATAGACTTAAAAAAGAGTTAGTTAATATTGAATTTGATTACTCTGGACTTAAGATCCAGATGAAACTTACTAAGAAACAACTTGTTGCTAGATTAGGTTTCTCAACTGACTATGCTGATGCGTTGACATTAACAACTATTGTAGATAATTTTTCAATGTTATCTTCTATAAATTTTGTCTCTCCTGGAGCTAGATCAAAACTTAGCTCTTTAATGCTTCAACGTAATAAAGAACAGCGTTATGGAAAGTTTGCGCGTTTTATAAAATAGATTTTTTCAATATGCAAAATGCTTAAGGAGTTTAAAATGATAAACTTACGAAATTTTATTCCACTTTCAAAGGGCGCAGTCATCGTTGATCCACCCACCTTATACAAAGAAACTTCTGAATTTCCTAGGGCAAAACTGTCTTCCCTTGGAAACGCTAAAAACATCTACGGCATAACAGGCTTGGATAGCGCTATGAAAGGTTATCCATCTTCAACTGCCGAACCAATGAGTGAACTACTTGCTCCTGGTGGGTTGAAGATTTACCAAAAGATGCGAAAGAACGACCCCATTGTTGGGGGACTGATTTTATTACTTGAGACTGTTATAAAGCGCCTAAAATGGGAAATCAATGGACCTAATGCTGCTTTAGTAAAAAAGATGTTTGATGAAATGGAAACTCCAATGGCACAAATCTTTGGAGAAATTTCTGAAGCTTTCTGCTATGGGTTTTATTTAGGCGAAAAGGTTTGGCAAGTTAAGAATGGTCTTGTAACATTAGTTGACATCGCCCCTCGTTCACAACTTACTATTGAAGCCATTAATGATGACGATGGAATGGTTATACAGAATACTGACTCCAAAGGGCAGTTAACTATTCCTTATGCAAAATGTCTGCACATTACCTTTTCGACTGAGTGCCGCAATCCATTTGGTTCCTCGATTCTTCGCCATCTTTACAAACCTTATTATTATAAGGTATCCATTGAAGCAGCGGAGGCATTAGGAATCGAACGTGACTTAGGTGGACTTCCTATAATGACTGCTCCTGAAGGATTTGACTTCAATTCCGCTATTGAGGGTTCACCTACCTATAGTGAGGAAATTGCTCAAACTTTGGACTGGGCTATTTCACTTGTCTCTCAAGTTCGTCGTGATCAACAGCAAGGTGTCGTAATGCCACACGGATGGAACTTTACTATTCTTCGTGGTGAGCAACGGGCAGCTGTCCCGACTTCCGACATCATTGCTCGATACAATACTGAGATGACGACTGGCATCCTTGCTAACTTTATCTCTCTTGGTGCCTTCGCAACAACCAACAATGCTAACACCGAAATCCATGTAGCTAACTTTTTAGCGGCTTGCGAGTCTTACGTTAATATTATTGCTGCTTCTATCGACAAACAGATCATCAATCCAATTTGTCGATATAACCGTATCGAGAAACAGCCACATATTACTTTAAAACTAAAGAACATCGGTATTTTAAAAGCCCTCGGAGCATTCCTATCAGCTGTAACAGAAAAGGGGTTGATTCGTCCGACTGAAAGTATCAAACACACCATTCTGGAACTTTTAGACTTCCCGGACGATGAGCCCCTTGTTGATCCTAAAGCTAATAAAAACTCTTTGGAGGAGAATAATGCCTAGTATAGACAGATCACAAACTATCCCTGCTTACATTTATGATGCTTATAATACTCAAAGTAAGCGTCAGAAATTCCCACCCAGTAACTTTCTATTAGTTGACTCGAATGGCAACCGAAAATTTCCTTATAGAGATCCAAAATCGGGTGCAATTCATTGTGGACTCTTACGTGCCGCCATGTCACGAGCTGCTCAATACAACTATACTGAAGTCGAAACCAAGGCTCGCAGTATTTATGAAAAAAGTTGCAAGGAAAAAGAAAAGGACATCGAAATCAAGAAACTTGACATCAAAGGTGAAGAAGTCTTTGGAATTGTTATTGCTCCTGACGAAGTTGACATGGATGGTGACACTTTCACAAAAGAAGCTATCCGTAAAGCTTGTTATGAGTATAATACTTATTTTCAGGGAATGGCTTATCGTCATGGCCTTAGACTTAACACTGATCAAGTTAATCTTCTAGAAAGTTACTGTACTCCTATTGATATTATTGTTGAAGGTGAAACTATCAAAGAAGGCACTTGGGTTCAGCGTTGGAAAATTAAAGATCCTGAACTACAACGCCAAATTCGAGAGAAAGAAATTGTTGGTTTCTCTCTTGGTGGCTTCATTATAGACAATTCATCCCGTGGTTAACTCTCCTTTCCACTCCCCTGTTGGCCGTTGGAGACTGCCCACTCCAACGGTCTTTTTTTACCCCATTTCCATTTGACTAATTTTGAACTTTAGCCCAATATCATGACCTAGCGAGGCCACAATGATTATTGAAGAAATACAAGTCAACGAAGTGAGTTTGGCAGCTAATCCAAAAAATAAAAAGCGGTTTATCTGCATTAAAGACACTAAAGGAGGCATCTTAATGGATAAGGTTTTAAAACTTATGGCGTTCTTGGCAGCTAAGTCGGCAAATGTGCCTGTAGTTGTTCAGGAAGAGTTGAAGACCGTCGATAAGGACGTTTCTTCGGAAGATATTCTCGATATCTTCAAAGATCAGTTAGCTGGTTACACTATTAGCAAAACTATGGACGGTGTAAAACTGGTTGACACTAACAAGTTTGACATTGTTGAGAAGGCCAAAGTTGCTGACATTCCTGATGCTGTCAAAAAGCAGATGGAGGCCCAAAACAAAAA